GCCAAATCTGATGATGATCAGGACGAATAACAACGAGGAATAATAATGGCATTTTTAATCACAGAATCTTCACAAGAGATTGAACTATGGGAAAGTAAAAATAAAACCCCTTATATAGTAGGTATTTTTGCTTCAGCGGAAGTAAAAAATGCTAATGCGCGTACATACCGTAGAGACATCTTGGATCGTGAAGTCAGTAAGTTTATGACTGAAAAGGTCAAAACTAGAACAGCATGGGGTGAGTTATCACATCCAGAGTCTAGCGAGATCAATCTTGATAGGGCTTCGATTATAATTGAAGACCTTGAGTGGAAAGGTAACGATGTAATTGGTAAGGCGAAAATACTTTCAACCCCTATGGGTATGTTGGTTAGATCACTTATCAAAGAGGGTAATATAGGTATTAGCAGTAGAGGTCTTGGTACTGTAAACGAATCCGGATACGTAAACGAGGATTTTAATTTGCTATGTTGGGATGTTGTTGCCGATGCGTCAAATCCGGGCAGTAAATTTATGAATGGTATTCTTGAGGGTAGAAGTTTTGATATTCCCGGCCAAATGGTACCCAAAATGTCTAAAGATGATGCTCAGAGAGAGTATGCTCGTTACTGTAAGTCTCTAATAGAGGCAAGTCTTAAGGGAATTTAACAATCATTTTTTGTTGATATTCCGGTGATTCTACATTTTGTTTGATAAAATAAGAATCAAAGATAAATATAGTATATAAAAGACAAACAGGTTGATAGTCGCCGTTAGATAATGACTATAAAATAAGAAGAGGGCAAATAAATGGATAAAATTTTTGAGATTCTTGGAATTGAGTGTCTTGACGAATCAAAACAAGAAGAACTCAAGGAAACTCTTAAGACTGTCATTGATGTTAAGGCCACCGAGCTTGCAGAAGGCAAAGTTGAGAAGTTACTTGAAGCAGCAAAAGAAACATTGAAAGAAGAATATGAAGTTAAGTTTGATGAGTATAGAGATGGACTTACTTCAAAATTCTCCAACTTCGTCGATAACGTACTTGACGAAGAGATGGTTATTCCTGAGAACGTTATGAAGTGGGCCAAACAAGGTGAGCTTTATCACGAACTTATTGAGCAATTCAAAACTCGTCTTGCAATAGATGAGGGAATGATCAGTGATGAAGTACGTGGTATGTTGAGGGAAGCAAAAGATGAGATTGAGTCTCTGAGAGCCAAAGTTGATGAGGCCAGAGGTGCAAATCTTGATCTTGAACAAGACGCCAGTGAGATGGCGGCACAACTCTATATCAGAGAGAAATGTGACGGACTCACCGCATCACAGAAGAAACATGTCATTAGTCTTCTTGGTGATGAAATAATCAAAGAGAATATCGATAAGAAATTCTCAATAATTGTTAATACCATGGGAATTATCTCCGAATCAGAAGATGGTGACGAAGATGACGAGAATGGTGACGAGGACAAAGATGAAGTATTTGAAATGTCCTGTGGGTCTTGTGGAAACAAAGAAACCGTCAAAGAAGAAATGGAAGAAATGGAGTGTCCTGAGTGTGGTAAAGCCATGAAACCAACCAAAAAAGTTGAAGAGGGTCATTCCGAGGTCATTGACAAGAAAAAAGCACCATTGAATGAGAACAAAAGCACACCATGGGAAACCTATAAGAGTGTATGGCTTGAGAGTATCAAGGGTTCTAAGTAATCAAGGGTTCTAAATAATTAAGGGAGATTTAATAAGATGGAACAAGTAAGCACATTAGTAAAAAAATGGGGTGAAATCCTTAAGGAAGGTAACGCCATTAAAAACAGCAACGTCGAAAAGACCACCGCTATCATGTTGGAGAACGAACTCTCATACCTTCATAAAGGTAATACAATAAATGAGGGTACCACATGGTCTGGTGATGCTGTATCACACAATAACGTAGCCGGTGATGCCGATTTCTATAAAATCGCAATACCAATGGTACGTAGAACATTCCCTGAGTTGTTAGCTCACGAGGTTGTTGGTGTTCAGCCAATGACCGCTCCTGTTGGACTTGCGTTTGCACTCAGATATAAGGCTGACCAATCATATGCTGGTACTCCTGGCCAAGAACTCGGTCATAACACCATGGACCCATACTACTCTGCAAACCCTGCAACATCTGCATCGTTTACAAGAGCTGCTGGTGAGGAACTTGGTTCTAAGGCTGTTCCAGATGTTGGTACCCCACCAAATGAATTCCCAGGCATCGCTGGTGGTCTTGGTATCGGTAATGGAACTGGTATCCGTGAAGTAAGCATGACACTTGAAAAAGCTCAAGTAGAAGCTGGTACCCGTAAGTTGAAATCAAGATGGTCTGTTGAGGTTTCTCAGGACTTAAAAGCAATGCACGGATTGAACATCGAAGAAGAAATGATGGACATCCTCGCATATGAAATTACCGCAGAGATTGACCGTGAACTTATCTTCAAGATCAAACAAGCTGCTGCTGGTAACGCAAATTCTGCAGTTGTTTCCTATACATCTTTTGATGGTCGTTGGGAAGCTGAGAAATATCGTAACATCTACAACCTTATTATTCGTAAATCAAACCAAATTGCTATCGACACTCGTCGTGGAGCTGGTAACTTTGTTATCGCCTCTCCGGTTATGTGTGCGGCTCTTGAAGCCACCGCGGCTTTCACCGTTGCCCCTTCAAACTCCGATATTAGCACCGCCCAAACTGGTGTTGCCAAAGTTGGTAGTCTTGACGGTCGTATGATGGTTTATCGTGATACTTTCGCCATCAATGATGATATTGTCATTGGTTACAAAGGCCCAAGTTCATATGATACTGGTATCATCTATCTTCCATACATTCAGTTGATGGTAAGTAAAGCTACCTATGAGGATTCTTTCCAAC